ATTTTTTTTTTGTAATTTAGGAATATATGGATCCGGTAGTTCCAAATAGTTCCGGGGGACCAGGTAATACTAAAACTGGTCCTCCTAAACAAATATCACCTTGTAAAAGGTGGTGTTTTACATTAAATAATTATACAGAAGAAGAGATTAGTTCCATAGTTCCAATAGTTGATAGTGAATGTAAATTCGCTATTATTGGAAAGGAAGTGGGTGGTGAGTGCAAGACGCCACACCTACAGGGATACTGTGAATTCATCTGTAAAGTTAGACCTAAAAATATGTTCACGACTAGAATACATTGGGAAAAATGTAAAGGAAATAGAGAAGATAATGTTACCTATTGTGGTAAGGAAAATAATGTTATCTTTAGAAAAGGATTTCCGAGACCAGTTAAGGTCATAGAAGTTTTATATGATTGGCAGAAAAAAATTGAAGATTTAGTGTTAGGAGAAATTGACGATCGAAAAGTTTATTGGTTTTGGGAAAGTAAAGGTAACGTAGGTAAGTCTGCGTTTATAAAATATATGATTATTAAGCATAAGGTATTATTTTGTAGTGGAGGGAAATATACAGATATAATGAATTTGGTATTTAATCAAAATATGGATGAATGTAGTTGTGTTATGTTTGATATACCGAGAGCAAATAAGGGTTGTATTTCTTATGCTTCTCTTGAAAGTATAAAGAATGGTATGGTATGTAACACAAAGTATGAAACTGGAGTTAAGGTTTTTAATAGTCCTCATTTGATTGTTTTTGCTAATTTTCCTCCTGATGATGAAGAGTTACTATCTGCTGATAGATGGAGCATAAATGAAATTTGAATGTTCAAAATTATGCTAAAGCATAATTAGATTACCTCCTTTGGAGGTAATGTAATTTCGGTTTATATATATTTTTATGACGGCATACCTGAGGATTTAAGAACTGCCAACGGGATCACGGAAAACGGCACAACGTGTTAGTGAGACTGCTAAGTATGATTCACCGGTTGGATCGTCTGGATTAGAGGTTGTTATTATAATCCAATCTTGCTGATTTAAGGCAATATCCAAGTGTGATATTTGGGAGGTAGGTGTTGCAGGAGGTATATTATATTCGGCCTGGTGCTGAGCTCTAATATGCGATCTGGATTTTGAATTACGAACAACCATCGATGTAAATTTATCGGGATTAGTATAAATGGCTTTTTCTTGTACTATGCCTGGGTCTGATTCGGCAGTGTTAAAGTACATACGTCTGATACGTTTGACACCATAATATAAAGGATTCCAAGAATACTGATTTGGAGTACCACCACAAGTGTTAGCGAAACCTATTAGTGCACCTGGCATTTGAAATGAGTCGTTGTCTGGTGCGCGTTGTCGAGTAAACTGTCGACGAGTTGTAACAACAAGAACATCACACCAACCCCTCCAATTAACGGCGTTGAATTTAAGATTATATGATGTAGAGTGGTGTAGATAACCTGGCTGTACGCCAATGGAATTAGCCTGTAGGTATTTAAGTTGATCATAGCGTGTAGAGTTTGCATCAATAGAGGCTAATGGGAAAGGCTGGGTAACCCAAGTTGCAGTAGGAGAGACAACATAGTTACCAGTTATGGGGTCAAAATTGGGCTGATATAAGGAATTATTGACATCAATAGCTTGATGGCAGAAACCAACTGGGAGCTTAGCTGATACGCGGCACGACTGACTATCAGGTAAACCATTCGTGGCATTTAAAATCTGACGCATCATCTGTTTTTGACCATATTCTGCTACCTTAAGAGATTTTACTTGTTTAGTTAGATTAGTGATTTTTGAAGCATTGGTTACTGGATTTGCTTTTTTTCGGCGAAGCATTGTGAGCTTCTTACGTGCGAGAGTTTCTTGCGCAGAAACACGTTTGGCAGCGGTCTGCCTACGGCGGCGATATGCAAATGGCATTTATATAATTGAAGATTTTAATTTGCGGAAAAATTGTGATTTTCGAGGATATTTAGGCGTTTTTCAAGAATTTATTGCTAAAGTTCCTAGTTTTTGAAAATGAACGAATCCGCGGAATTTTTTGAATTTTGGAGAATATTTAGGCGTTTTTGAAGAATTTATTGCTAAAGTTCCTGGATTTTGAAAATGAACGAATTTGAAATCTTTGATTTTTTTTTTGTAATTTAGGAATATATGGATCCGGTAGTTCCAAATAGTTCCGGGGGACCAGGTAATACTAAAACTGGTCCTCCTAAACAAATATCACCTTGTAAAAGGTGGTGTTTTAC